CCATAGTTGATACCCCCATAGAAGTCATCCAGATTGCAACCACAGGCCATGCAGCAAGGAAGAAGTGTAGTGACCTACTATTGTTGAAGGATGCATACTGGAAGATTAAACGTCCGAAGTATCCATGAGCAGCAACAATGTTATAGGTCTCTTCTTCTTGACCAAACTTGTAACCATAGTTCTGTGACTCTTGCTCGGTAGTCTCTCTGATTAGAGAAGATGTAACGAGTGAACCATGCATAGCAGAGAACAATGCTCCACCAAACATACCTGCCACACCAATCATGTGGAAGGGGTGCATGAGAATGTTGTGTTCTGCCTGGAAGACTAACATGAAATTGAACGTCCCTGAGATACCTAATGGCATTCCATCAGAGAATGATCCTTGTCCAATAGGATAGATGAGGAAGACAGCAAACGCAGCAGACAGTGGAGCAGAATATGCAACACAGATCCAAGGACGCATACCTAAACGGTATGATAGTTCCCACTGGCGTCCTAAGTAGCAAGAGATGCCAATCAGGAAGTGGAATACAACTAACTGGTAAGGACCACCGTTATATAACCACTCATCTAGAGTAGCAGCTTCCCAGATAGGATAGAAGTGTAGACCGATAGCGTTAGAAGAAGGAACAACAGCACCAGAGATGATGTTATTACCATACATTAAAGAACCAGCAACTGGTTCACGAATCCCGTCAATATCAACAGGAGGAGCAGCAATGAAGGCAATGATGAAGCATGTGGTAGCAGTGAGAAGGCAAGGAATCATCAACACACCAAACCAGCCAACATAAAGGCGGTTATTAGTTGATGTTACCCACTCACAGAACTCATTCCATCCCGACAAAGTACTCTGTTTTTGTAGAGTTTGAGACATTAAAATAAGAGAGCGATTTTATGTAGTATGAGAGACATTATAACCCCCTGGTCTCAGTTGGGGGAAGTAAAAGGGTGGAGTATTCCTGTTAGGGACCACTGAATAGGGGGAACGAGTCCTTGCCACCCGCGTTATTTAGTGTAACACATTGTTGTAGTCTGTCAAGGATCTCACGATAAGCAGGGACGATATCACCCCCACCCTTTCGGAATAGATCCTTATCAAATCTTTCGTCACTACCAATCTTCCATAGTCTCATACTATCAGGACTGATTTCATCTGCTAATAGAAGGTGACCTGCGGTTTTCTCATGACCAAACTCTAGTTTGAAATCTACAAGAGTAATGTCCAACTTATTGAAAATATCGACAAGAATGTCATTGACCTTGAGTGCTTTCTCTGTCATCAGGTCTGTGAGTATGTGAGTGTAACCCATCAGATTCATTCTATCTGGAGTCAGTAGAGGATCATTTTTCTCATCATCTTTTAGATAAAACTCTACCAGTGGGTATTGAAACTTAATACCTTCTTTCACACGAGTTTCCCTCACTATACCACCTGCTGCCACGTTCCTGACTACTACCTCAATAGGAACGATATCTACATGCTCACATATCATCCTGTGCCCATGTATCTGGCGTTTGAAGTGAGTACGAATACCTTCATCTTCCAGTTTTTGAAAGAGAATAGCAGAGATGGTACAACATAGAGATCCTTTACCCTCAGGGAAGTCTACATGCCTACCATTACCAGCAGTAACTTTATCATGGTATTCGATCATCACTTCGCTACCTTCATGTTGGTAGACTGACTTGACTTTACCGTGATGGATGAGTAGCATTAATCCTCATGCTTATAAGCATATATTATACAATAAAGGAGGACTCATGTCAAGGGATATTTAATTACATCCATCATATTCATCTGAGTCTGGTGGTAGTGGTGGATCAGGAGCATTATCTGATATAACTTGCCACTCCTGAACAAGTCTAAACACTTGTTTCCTATCCATTCCATCTAATTTCATACAATTTTTTAGACATAGATAGATACATTTCTCATCACTTACAGGTGCTTTCTGAGTCCAACCACTCTTATCCTTATAAGTCTTTGGTTTATCACTATACCGTTCAGTTTCCATTAGTTAATAGTCGAAGGTGGACTCTAAGAAATCTGACATGTGGGGACATGTCGCTGCATACTCTAGCACACGTTGGTGCCTGACTGCCCACTCATCGACCTTGCGACGAGTAACAAGCTCTGGATACTTGAAGTATTCATTGAGTCGCTTGTTGACTGTAGTATAACCTGATCCTGCAAGGATGTAAAGGACCTGTGTACCACCATGAGAAACGGGCTCGTTGCCATTCATAATATACTGAATGACTTCATGGGTGCCTGAGAGATCATACTCCAAACCATCGCTGACATGACTCCAGAAAGGTGTGTCACGACGACGACTGTAATAGTAGTGTGCCTCTACGAACTCACGCCAATGGTCCATATGATTACAGAGATTATCGTTGAAACGATCACGCTGGAATTGTCCAGGCAAAGGAGTCTCCTGCAGGAGGTCCATGAGAGCAAGGATACCATGATGTGTATTGAAGAGACCTGTAGATTCTAGCGGCTCAATGAATCCAAACGAGAGTCCGATGGACACACAGTTGCCTGTCCATGCCCTCTCGTGCCTGCCATTCTCAAACTTGATCAGACATGCGTCATCGTAACCGAATTCTTTACGGGCATCTTCCTCGCTCTGAAACTGTGAGGAGAATACATATCCCCTGCTGATGAAGTCATAGGTGGGGATGGTCCACTGCCAACCAGCACTCATTGCTTTGGCGTTGGTATAGGGGACCATCTCTTGCTGACGATTGGTGTAGTCAGTCTTAACTACAAGTGCTCTGTTAGTTACAATTGATTCGTAGGGTTGCCACTTGCTAAGCGATCCTGCGAGCACTGCTTGCTGCCCACTACAGTCGATAAAGAGATCACCAAAAATCTTTTCTCCCCCGAGTTCATGAGGTCCACCTGCGACCACGACATGCTCGACGTTCCTTCCCTTAGTAATAACAGACTCAACCTTACTATCAACCACCTTAAGAGTCTTGCAAAAGGTGTGTCTAAGATAGTCTGAAAATGCTGCTCCGTTGATATGGAACGATCTGTCTTTAGCGAGGTCATATGGTACTAGAATATCTTTATTCAGTGGGAGTCGCCCTGCCTCTGCCACCGCCGTGAATGGCATGAATACTTGTGAGAAAGGTGGTAGATTCTCTGGATGAAATGCCTTAGCGAGCATCCAGTCCTGAAATTTTATGGTGTTGAGGACTGATTGTCCATTAGGGTAGTGAAATACTTCACCCTCCTCCACGAAACCATCAAACCTTGAAGAGGATTTGAATGTTGCTCGTGCAGCAGGGAGGAATACATCATCAGTGATCCCCATGTATGAGAGATACTGATTGATGTGTGGCGTAGTGCTTTCGCCCACACCGATGGCATCACCACCATTGATCATGGTGATGTCCCAGTCAGGGAAAGTTTTACAAAGAGCAGCGGCAGTCATCCAACCAGATGTACCGCCACCGGCAATCACAATACGCATGTTACTTTTTTTTCAGTGTCTTTTTAATCATCTTAGCATACATTACGTCTTGCAATGTATACCAGTCTGGATGTTTCTTTTGGTCTTTGATTAGTTTTTTAACTGCCTTCTTTGTTGATAGATGTTTGTTTTGGTCTTGGTCCTTCATTCAGAGTTTGCCATTTTGAATATTCTTTGAAGAGTTGGTCACCAACAAAAGCATAAAGATCTCCGCCATGTAAAACCAATTCTTCCTGCAATTCTTGCTCAGTTGCTGGGATGTACATCATCCCATTTGACACGTAGTAATGACAAAACTCATACACTTCTCTATTTATGGGGATTTGCTTATGAATAAACGCAGTAAGACAGAGTTGTCTCTCTACCATCTTACCATCGTCGTAACGCCAGTCGTCAATCATTGAGCAATCATCCTGAATTCTTTTTTGGTTTGGAATACTTTCTGCCCTGTTTTACACAGGTGCAGAAGGAATTGAGCCTTATGTAAGGATAGGTCTGAGTAGTTTTTTAACTTAACCCAGTTACCATCCCAATAAAACTCTAAGCAATACATGACTCATGCATCAAACCTGAGTTTATTTAGATAATCCCATGCATATACTTCACGGTTACCTTTGATGCCCCAACCTAACCAACGGTATGCAGGTGCCATATAATGGGTGATACTCTGTCCACCCGCTTGGAAATATGGGAGTTGACGCTGGAAAACACTCTCATTAACCATGTAACGGAGTTGACAATCGAATGTGGAGGGATCACATGCATACCTGATTCCGAATTTACCAAGATTGTTATACCTGTTTATGCTGGTCCACTGAATGATGCCATAACCACCCCGATGACAATCGTGGTAAGAAACTCTAGCACCTCCCTCGCATATATTGGCAATGAAATTAGACTCCTGTCTAATGTTGCCAAGAATTGTAGCAATAGCATTTTTGTCTGTGATATTTACTGATGGTGTTTGTAAATACGCTACTACTTTTGCTTCTTCTGGTGAGCAATCCTCACATTGCCATGTGTTCTTTGAGACCTTAGGTACTTCAGTAGGTCTCAGTCCTGCTGCTTCAGATTTCTGATAAGAAGAAGAAGCACATGCCATAAGCAATGGCAGCAGTGTTGCTGTCAGTACAAGTGGTCTCATGTTTAGTCTATCCATATAGAAAGAGGTCCCGCAGGACCCCCATTAGTATAGCATATTTAGCGTGGTTGTCAAGAGGGTCCTCTGTAGGCAGGAACCATCATTCCCCCATCCGTATCGTCGTCGTCATCATTATCAAATAATCGTAAAAACAATTCAATCGCAACCAAAACAAACATGGGATAGAAACAGAAAAGGATTGCTTTCCATGCTGGATATGAATCTACTGCGAAGTCAGTCATTTAGATATCCACATAATGCTTCT